CGCGAAGTACCTAATTTTGAGTACATTCTTATTCATTGTGGGAATGACGATGATGATACTAGTGGGTGTCTCCTTGTTGGGGACACTCAGACGTCAAATGCTAACGGGAGCGATGGCTTTGTTGGAAGCTCTACACATGCGTACAAAGCGATATACCCCTCAATCGCAACTGCATTGGAGAATAACAAAGAAGTAACCATCACTTATACAGATTTTGATAGTGTTTAAATAAGTTTTATATTAGCACAAATAACCGCAAACTAATGTCACAAATTAAATTCCAACCACTCAGAGACTGGGTAGTATTCAATATCCCTAATATTGAGAAAACTGACTCAGGTATTATTGTCCCAGATCAAGCTAAGCCTTCAATGACAAGTAACATTGTTGAGGTCTTAGCCGCTGGGCCTGACTGTAACATGGTCAAAGAAGGGGATACTGTTCTCGTACACCCTGAATCTCCTGCACTTGTCATCAACGTGCATAATAAGGAGTATGCATGTGTTAATGAATTTCAAGTTGTAGGTATTGTAGAATGAGTGCTACAGTTACTCTCCCTCTCAAGGATTTTGATGAGTTAAGAGAGCAATCTGATAAAGCTGAACAACTCATAAAATCTACAAAGAAAGCTGCTCTAGAGATAGAGGTGTTTTTGTCATTCTTAATTACTCGTGAGAATATCTCTGAGTATTTAGAGGAGTTCAATAGACAAGCTACTGGGGCTGAAATATTATTAATAGATGGAAGAGCTAAAATCAAGTTCAATGAGAACAATTAAAATCAACGCAAAAACTACTTTGCAGTACATCCAAGTATTCAATGGGATATTGGAGCTAACTGATAAGGAGCTACTTGTATTGTCTAAGCTTATTGACTTTGGGGATAAAACAAACATCTGCGATATTCATACAAAGAAAGAAGTAGCCAATGATATGGGGATTGAGGATTACAATACTCTCAATAACTACATCAAGAGACTTAAAGATAAAGGGGCTATATTTAAGAATAAGAAGGGGAAGTATCAAGCTTCCCCATTCTTACTTCCTGAGAATAGTGTAGTAATTCAAATTGTTAAATCATGATTGAATCCCCGTCAGTTCTTAGAATGCTAAAGAATTTTAGCAAGGAGTTAGCTAAGTACGCTAAAGAAGGTGCCCCAAATGTAAGTAAGCAGGATTATAAAGATAGGATTAAGACTTGCCATAGCTGCGAGCATTTACTTAGAAACAAGCGTTGTGGGATGTGTGGGTGTATTATAGAACACAAAGCTAAATGGGCCACCAGCGACTGTCCTGATGGGAGATGGAAAGTAACTGGAAACAATGGACGAAAAGTCAATAATACAAAAGCTAGCAAGTAAGTACAACCTCCCAATATCTAAGGTAGAAGAAGCTGTATACTCTCAGTTTAAGTTTACAAGCCAAGTCATTAGAGCTGGGGAATTCAAAGCTGTTAGGCTCCCATATCTTGGGAAGTTTCATGTTAAACCTGGGAGATTAAAACATCTAAATGAAAGACCTGATAACGATTGACGGACTAAAAGCTATCCCATCCCCATATGCATTGACAATCCCTGAGTTCAAACAATTGAAGTTAGAGGAGTTATCTGCTGTATACTTTTTTACAGATCATAGATCCCCATACTCAGTATACCAGGAGTCTGAAAGATGGGAGAAGTTAACAGAGACAATAAACGTTAAAGCTACCCCAAAACTAAAGGCTGCAATTGATAAATACAAAGAGCTATCTGAAACTTCTGCAGTTAAGTTATTAAAATCAGCTAGAGAATCAGTAGCAAAGTTAGAACAGTACTTTAGGGACATTGATTTGACTCAAGTAGATGACAACAACAGACCTATATATCACGCTAAAGATCTTATTGCTAATCTTGCTAATATGGGGAAAGTCATTAGTGGGTTGGATGAACTTGAAGAGCTTGTTCAAAAGCAACAGCAAAAAGACAACCCCAACAGAGGAGGAGTAGTTACAAATAAGTACTCACAGTAATGTTTAAGGACACTCATTTATTTTCCCCAGCTGCTAAATACTATCTAGAGAAAGGTTATTACACTGATGCTTTAGATGGGACTAAGGAGTATTATGACTTCTGGGATAAAGAGATGAGTAGATGTATGTATGGGTATGAAGTAAACGGAGTCAGAATAACTGGGTATCATTACTTCTACTTAAACTATTGCCCAATTGACAGAGCTGTGGATGAAGTCCTCCCTGATGGGACAGTACAAGCTAGAAGAGAGCGCACATTCCCAGCATTCTACGATGGGGATTATCAATACTTTACTGCAGTAGATACATGTAGAAAAGAGAACAAGCATATGTCTGTGCTCAAAGCAAGACGTAAGGGTTTCTCCTATAAAGCAGGTTCAATGCTTGCAAGAAATTACTTCTTCTTACGTAACTCCAAGAACTTTGTATTTGCTGAGCAGAAGGAGTATTTGATTGGGGATGGATTGTTATCAAAAACTTGGGACTTCATATCATTTGTAGACGACAATACTGCATGGACTCAACCTAGACTGATTGATAAAGAGATGCACAAACAGTCTGGGTATAAGAAAAGGGTGAATGGGGCGGATGTATCTCTAGGGATGAAGTCACAGATTATTGGGGTATCTCTCAAAGACAATCCACACAAAGTAAGAGGTAAGGCAGGGGAACTTATATTCTTTGAAGAAGCAGGCTCATTCTCAGGACTTCTGACTGCATGGGAGATTGCAATGCCTACGATGAAACAAGGTTCTAAGACACTTGGGACAATGATTGCTTTTGGGACAGGTGGTGAAGAAGGTGAAGGGTTTGGATCATTAGAAGAGCTGTTCTATCACCCAGATGCATACAACTGCTTAGCATTTGACAATGAATGGGATGCAGGAGCAATGGGAACTCAGTGTGGGTATTTTGTCCCTATCTACCAAAACTTGGACGGGTTTATGGATGATGACGGGAACTCGTTAATTGATAAAGCCAAAGAGTTTGAAGAAGCAGCTAGAGAGAATAAGAAGAAAGCCAATGACCCCAAGAGCTTTGACCAGTATATAGCTGAACACCCATTCACCCCACAAGAAGCTACACTTCAGACTACTATTAACATCTTTGATGTAAGTTCATTGAAGGAACAATACAACAGAGTCAAGGCACATAACCTTGAAAAGAATGGGACACCTGGGGTATTGTATCACAAAGGGGATGAGGTTAAATTTAGACCTGACCCTTCAATTAAACCAGTCCTTAAATTCCCACATAGAAAAGATGACAACATCACAGGAGGAGTTATCGTGTACGATACCCCATACAAAACAAAAGAAGGATTGGTCCCACACAATCTATACATCATTTGTCATGACCCATATGCACAAGGGAAGTCATCTAACAATGAGTCCCTCGGAGCTGCGTATGTTATCAAGAGACCTAACAATCTATCAAAACCGGATGACTTAATTGTAGCAAGTTATATAGGTCGCCCAGATACTCAAGATGAGTACAACAGAATACTCTTTATGCTTGCAGACTTCTACAATGCTAAGATTGGGTTTGAGAATGATAGAGGTGAATTAATAGCTTATGCAAAACGATACAGAAAGCTACACAAACTGCAGGAAGAGTTTGAGATGCTTGATAAGAGAGAATTGCAATCAAGGAATGTACGTCGTCAGTATGGGATGCACATGACTGAGCAACGTAAGCGTCAGGGTGAGCTATATATAAGAGACTGGTTAATATCACCTAGAGGTCAAGATGAGGATGGGAATGTTACGTTAAACTTGCATACTATTTATGATCCTGCATTATTGCAAGAATTAATCAAATTCAATCACAAAGGTAACTTCGACAGAGTGATGGCTTTTATGGTTGGGATGTACCATACACGAGAGCTATATAATAAAGAAGTCCTAGAAACTATAGACGATAGATCTCAAGATGATTGGTTTGATAAAAACTATAGATAATTTAGTAACTTTACAAGAATGTACGGAGATGCAAAAATACCTCAACAACGGCTCCCATTAAGGCAGAAAACTGAAAAGTGGAGAGAGCAGTGTGTTGATGCATTTATAAATCTTTCTAAGTTTGGGTTAAGTGAACGTCGCAATGCTCTCAAACAATTGTATGATTATTACAATGGGGAGATAGATGAACTTGACTACAAGTATGTAATCAAACCTTACGGTAAGACTAGGGAGAACTTCCCATCTAAACTTAGGAACTACCCAATCATTAAGCCTATCATTGACTTATTGCTTGGGGAGAAATCAAAGAGACCACTCAATTACTCAGTAGCAGTTAAGAATGCTGACTCAGTAAGTCTCAAAGAAGAAGCCAAAAAGAACAAGATACTGCAAACTGCAGAGCAAATGTTCTTACAAGCATTAGAGGGTGAACAGCAAGAGCCCCAACTCCCAAAACAAATCATTGAGCAATTCGAGCGTACGTATGTAGATGATAGAGCAATCAAAGGACAAGCTGCTCTTAACTACATCATGTATGACCAAGAGATATATGATAAGTTTCAAAAAGCATTCTTTCACTTCTTAGTTGCAGGGGAATGCTATTCTCACAAGGGGGTTAGAAACAGGGAACCATTCTATGAGATCCTCAACACTCTCGACATTGACTATGATAAAGACCCAGATGTAGAGTTTGTAGAGGATGGGGATTGGGCAATTATTAGAAGATATGCACACGCATCTACAGTCATTGATAACTACAATGATTACTTAACTGCTGAGCAAGTACTTGAATTAGAAAACCCACAGCAAAACTCTGTTGATTCGTATCTTCTATACAGAGCAGAAGCTTCAGGTGCTGATGACAATATCTACAGAAACAGACTTGTTGAAGTAGTTACTGTCTATTGGAAGTCTCGTAAGAGAATTGGGTTTGTGGAGTACATTGACCAAAATACTGGTCAACTTGAGGAGTTTGAAGTTGATGAGACTTACAGACTCCCAGGAGAACTCAAAGAACAAGGAGCTAAGTTGAATTGGGAGTGGGTAAATGAAGTGTGGGAAGGGACAAAGATTGATGGGCGCTTTTATGTAAACATCTCCCCAATCCCAAATCAACGTACTTCTATTGACAATCCTTCAAGATGTAAACTCCCAGTTAATGGGAGGAAGTATTCAGATATTAACTCAAACAATGTCTCTCTTGTACAGCTTGGGATTCCATATCAGCTGAACTACAATATCTTCAAGTACAGAATGGAACTAGCTATTGCTAGGTCTAAGGATATCATTGCTCAGTTTGATATCAACATGATCCCAAAGAAATGGGATATGGATAAATTCATGTACTATGTTGAAGGAACTGGTATTGCATGGGTTGACTACAATAAAGAGGGTGTTATGCTCTCTCCCCAGCATCAATCTGTACTCGATATGTCGATTAAGACAATTGAGCAGTACATCGTCTTGCTTGAATCAATCATGCAAGAGTGGGAAAAAATCTCAGGAGTCAACAGACAACGTCAAGGAACAATCGGGACATACGAAGGTAAGTCCACAAGTCAACAAGCCATTGTTCAGTCGTCGCACATTACTGAAGATCTTTTCAGGAAATTTGCACGATTTGAGCAAAGAGAACTCCAAGGCTTATTGGATTATTCGAAGGAAGCGTGGATAGATGGGAAGTCAGCAATGTACTTCATGCCTGATACCACAGCACAGTTCTTAGACTTAGATTCTTTAGGGCATATGGAATCAGAGTACGGTGTATTCGTATCTGATGCAGGTAAGGATCAAGACAATCTCAATCAAGCACGTCAGATGTCTCAAGCTATGGTTCAGAACGGGATGCCAGCATCTGCAGTTATGGA